CGCTGGGCAAGAAAGATTTAAGGATAGCCCGGTAAAGAACGATCATTCACATTGCGGGGATGCGTTTGGGTATCTCATGCTTGGGGGCGGCGAGCAACGAAGGCTCCGCCGGGGATCCTATGGCCAATCCTTCGCAGCAAAAAGTTATTCGGCAGATACGGAGTTCAATGTTTTCTAATGGGCCTTATTCAGCTTCCAACCTTTAAAATGCGCTCCGATGAGCAAATCGTTCCGCTGCAATGGAGCCACCTGTCAAGTATTAAGCTGGGAAAGCATGAATTAGAATACGCCAGCCATATTGACCAATATTTAGATTACGTTTGGGAAAACTCTGAAGATGGATGGTCATGGTCAGGCATTGGACGGGGCCGCGTGGTTTGCGTGTTCGGCGTAAGATATGTTTGGCCGGGCCTGGTCGAAGCCTGGTTTATGCCAGGTGAGGGCATGGAAGATCATATAAGATCGATTTTAGTAGGCGCTCGAGCCGTTTTAGGTGATGTGATGTCACATAGCGATATCAGACGTATGCAAATCTTTGTAAAAGAAGGCCATACAGCCGCATTAAGGTTTGCTAAAGCCCTAAACTTTGAGGTAGAGTGCAAATTAAGAAAGTTTGGCCCAGAGGGGGCTGACTACTATTCTATGGCGAGGTTTGAATAATGGGCGCTATTTTCGGAAGAAGAAGTTCACCGGCTCCTGCACCACCAACGGCAGCAGAGGAAAAAGCCAAGGAGGCGCAAGAGCGCCAGGAAGAACGGGCAGAAACCCAGGAAAAGACTGAGATGCAAGCGGCTCAAAGACGCCGCAGAACTCGCCGTCGGGGTGGAATGCGGTTGTTATTCTCTCCGTTAAGGCAAGAAGGCCCAGGCGCTGGAGATGCCAAAACTAAATTTGGGGGATAGGTTTTGGCAAAGTTTTCTTCAACAAGGCCAAAGAAAAAACCCCCGGTTAAAGCTGCCATATCTCAATTTAAATATGATGTTGGCGTTTTTACAAAGGGGCTGTCTGCAACCTTGAAGGGTGAGGATTTCAAAGATCCTAACCCAGAAAAAACTGCTAAAACCAAAGCCGCCCACGAAAAGGCTCATAGCAGTAAGGACGATCGCCGCCCCCGCCCCTCAGGGAAGCCAGGGCCAACTAGAGCGCAGCTAAAAGCAGCTGCGAAAAAAAGGTATCGTGCAGAAGCGCAAGCCCGGCGAAAAAAGTTTGAGAAAGAGAAAGGCGAAAGAGTGGCCGCAATGAAGAAAAAACGCGCCAAGCTTTTGAATTTAGCATGACCAAAACAAAAAATGATGATCGCGTTTATAGAAAGCTTGCTGCCGTTGAAACACCCGCGCCAGTAGCCGACAAGCCAGCCCCGGCTAAGAAAGCAGCCACTAAAAAGAAAGTTGCACCCCGTGGTAAAAAAAGCGCATCAAAATCCTAAAGGTGGACTGAACGCTGCCGGTCGCGCTTTCTTCAAGCGCAAGACAGGAGCTAATTTAAAACGCCCTGTTAAATCTGGCGATAACCCCCGCAGAGCGTCCTTCCTCGCTCGAATGGCGGGGAACCCTGGGCCGGATCGTGATAGCAAAGGGCGTCCAACGCGCAAGTTATTATCGCTTCGCGCCTGGGGTGCTTCATCTACCGCTGACGCCAGAAAGAAAGCGGCGGCTATAAGCAAAAGGAATAAAAATGCCTAAGTTGTCAATCGCTGAAGTAGTCTCCAGAGAGGCCAAAGCCCAAGCTCGAAAAGACGAATGGCGCACAATATATGAAGATTGTTATGAGTTCGCTTTGCCACAGCGCAATCTTTATAACGGTTATTACGAAGGCAAGACGCCCGGCAAAGGCAAGATGCAGCGTGTTTTCGATAGCACCGCAATGAGTTCAACCAAGCGGTTTGCTAATAGATTGCAATCCGGGCTGTTCCCGCCCAACCGGCATTGGGTTCGCCTCGAGCCAGGTTCAGCCGTTCCAGAGCAAGATAAAGAACGGGCCCAGCAAATTCTGGACGCCTACGTTGATATTATGTTCGATCAGCTGCGTAACACTAGCTTTGACCTGGCAATGGGTGAGTTTTTGCTGGATCTCTGTGTTGGTACAGCTGTTATGATGGTAATGCCTGGTGATGAGGTTACATCGATTAGGTTCCAAGCCATTCCGCAATATCTTGTTGCGATCGAGGAAGGCGCAAACGGTACGATTGATAACGTATATCGCAAGCTGCGCGTAAGAGCAGAAACAATTACTCGAGAGTTTCCTGACGTTCAAATGACGCCAGAGCTAGAAGATGCAATTCAGAGGCGTCCGACTGAAGATCTCGATCTATTTGATGCAGTTGTTTTTGACCAGGAAACAGGAAGATATCACTATCATGTGATCTGGCCGCACAAAAAACAGGAACTTGTTTACCGGGAAATGCAGTCCTCGCCATTTATCGTTGCCAGGTTTAGCAAAACTGCCGGTGAAATATATGGTCGTGGCCCATTGGTTGACGCAATCGCTGACATCAAAACGCTCAATAAAACAGTCGAGCTAGTGCTGAAGAACGCCAGCCTATCGATCTCTGGGGTTTACCTGGCGGCTGATGATGGTGTTTTAAATCCGCAGAACATTAAAATTCAGCCTGGCGCAATTATCCCGGTTGCCCGGAACGGTGGCCCACAAGGCGCTTCTTTATCTCCTTTGCCAAAAGCCGGGGATTTTAACACAAGTCAAATTGTTATGCAGGATCTGCGCGTAAATATTAAAAAGATCTTAATGGATGATACGCTACCGCCTGATACCATGTCTGCACGATCGGCTACTGAGATAGCCCAGCGCCAAAGAGAACTTGCCACTAACCTGGGATCTGCTTTCGGTCGATTGATGACAGAGATTATGAACCCGCTTGTTGCCAGGATCTTGTTTGTCCTAGATCGCCAGGGCTTAATCAATATGCCGCTCAAGGTAAACGGCGTTCAAGTTAAGATCAGCCCGGTTTCTCCGCTGGCGGAAGCGCCAAAGATGGAAGAGGTAAATCAGCTTATTCAGTTTATGCAGATTGCCAATGCTATGGGGCCAATGGGCCAGGCTATTATTAACGTTCAAGAAAGCTTATCATTCATAGCGGAAAAAATGAGTATCGATCAGCGTGTGTTAAATACACCAGAAGAACAGCAAATGATGATGCAGCAAATGCAGCAAGCAATGATGCAGCAACAGCAACCAATGCCAACGGATGAAACCGTTGCGGGAGCGCTGCAATGAGTTCGGCAGAGGGGTGGGAAGGAATGAACCCAGCTTTTGCGGAACCGCCCAAGGCGGATGACCTGGATATACTTTATGGAAGGGTCTTTAAATCTGAGGAAGGTCAAAAGGTGTTACATCACCTGAGACAGATAACAATAGAGCAGCCATCCTGGTATCCGGGAGAAGAGCCAAGTCATGGGTTTGTGCGAACAGGCATGTCTGAGTTGGTTCGTCTGATCGAGCGTAGGGTGCAAAGGAGTAACAATGTCTGAAGAAACGCAAACAATGGAAACGGATGCGCCCCTGGTAAATTTCCAAGCGCCAGAAGAGCAATCCCAAGAGCAAGAAGCGCCCATTCAGCTTCGTGAAGAAGATCCAGCCGACCAGGCTGATTATGATGATGAGCCGCTTGAGCGGCCAGATTACTACCCGCAAAAATTTTGGGATGAAGATGGGCCTGATGTTGAGAAACTTGCAAAGAGTTATGCCGAGCTTGAGAAAGCTTTTAAGTCTGGAAAGCATAAAGCGCCAGAAGGTGATTACGAAATTACGGATCTTGTTGATCGTGGCCTCAACCCGGAAGATCCAACTGTCCAGGTATATCAAGAATGGTCTAAGAAATACGGTGTATCTCAGCAAGCTTTTGAGGAACTTGCCGGGCAGATTTTGGAATTTTCTCAAGACGGTGCTGAAAGTGTAGAATATGACCAGCGCCAAGAAATGGAAAAACTTGGTGAGCGTGGACAGGAAAAGATATCCTATCTCGAGCGGCACATTACTAAGGCATCCCTTACAAACACAGAGCGAGAAGCATTGGCTTATAGCTTGAATAGTGCGGATGCTATCAATGCTATGACCAAGTTTATCCAGGGATATACGAATGAAGGCATCCCGACATCGCCGGTTGTCTCTACGCCCGAAATGAGCCAGGAAGATCTCGCCCAGGCTATTGCAGATCCGCGCTGGCAAACAGATGCAGCATGGCGCACAAGGATCGAAAAACAATGGATGGCAGCTAATAGCTAGATATTGTTGCAATGAAAGTCGCTTGTGTGTATATGTGGTTTAAGGGCTAACCGCTGCGCGGCCCCTTTATGTGGTGAACCCATTGGTGGGCGCGGCCATTACCGCGCAAGCGACCGCCCGAATTACATCGGCCAACGGTAAGCGTTTTAATAGAAACCTAATAGGAGGCTTCTGCTATGGCGCAGAATATCACTTCGGCCTTTGTAACACTCTTCGATCAAGAGGTTAAACAGGCATATCAAGGCGAAGCACTGCTTCGCGGAACAATGCGTACCCGGAGCGGTGTGCAGGGGAATACTGTAAAATTCCCAAAAATTGGCAAAGGCGTTGCAACAGTTCGCGTACCGCAAACTGACGTAACTCCGCTGAACGTAACCTATAGCCAGGTTACTGCCACGATGTCAGATTATATCGCAGCTGAGTACAGCGATATTTTCCATCAATCGCACGTTAATTTCGATGAGCGCCGTGAATTGGTGCAAGTTGTTTCTAAAGCGATCGCTCGCCGTATGGATCAGCTTTGCATTGATGCACTTGATGCCGCATCTTCTCCTTCAACCGTTGCTACAACGGTGGGTGGATCTGGCACTAACATGAACATCGAGAAGCTTCGTGCGGCTGCTAAGGCGATGAATGATAAAAACGTACCATCTGAAGGGCGTCATTTGTTAATGCACTCTTCGCAGCTTGACGCATTGCTTGGTGAGACTGAAGTAACTTCAGCTGACTTCGCAACAGTAAAAGCTTTGGTTCGCGGTGAAATCAATTCATTCATGGGCTTCAACATTATCACAATGGGTGATCGTGATGAAGGCGGCGTTCCTAAACCATCAACCCGGACTTGCTTCGCCTGGCATCAGGACAGCATGGGTTATGCGGAAAGTATGTCTCAGAAATCAGAGGTAAACTACATTCCAGAGAAAACATCGTTCCTTGTAAGTTCAATGTTCTCAGCTGGCTCAGTTGCCATTGATGACGAAGGCATTGTTAAAATTAGCTGTACTGAATAAGGGGGCTGACACATGGCTTTTTCTACTACCGGCTTCGCAACAATCGGTGCTAGCAAACGGGGCAATGCTCCAGCTGTTTACTCTTACAGCAGCACTGACACCATTGCGACAGTAAACACTGCGGGATATTTCAACGATTTGTCAGATACTCTGGCGGTCGGGGATCTTATCTATTGCTTAACATCCACAGGCGGAACTGCAGTTGCAACGCTTGTTTATGTTTTGTCAAACGCTTCTGGCGTTGTTGATGTCAATGATGGCACAACACTTGCCAACACAGATGGTGATTAATCTCCCAGGGGGGCCGGGAAACCGGCCCTCACTAACATTGGAGGGTTGTAATGGCTGCGGGTGATACGGATCTATCAATTTGTTCGGATGCTTTAATCCTCTTAGGGGCTGCGCCCCTTTCGTCGTTTACAGAGGGAACTGATAGCGCCCAGGCCTGTGATCGACTTTATCCAGATTTAAAAAATACTTTGCTTTCCACCTACCAATGGTCGTGGACGCTAAAGAAAGAGCAGCTGGCTCGACTATCAACAGCACCCACTAATGAGTGGAAATATGCGTATCAAATGCCTGGTGATATGTTGTCAGGTGTTTTGGCTATATTTGAAACGAGCGGCACGACTGAGCGGCCTTTAAGGTATGGCTGGGAAATTTATGGCGATCAGGTTTATACAAACCTAGAAACTGCTTATATCGATTACCAGGCAACCATTTCTGAGAGTAAAATGCCAAATTACTTTGTGCGTTTGCTGCGCACTGCATTGGCCTCAGAATTAGCGATCGTTGTGACTGACCAGGCATCTAAAGCTGATTACTTTCGCGGCCAGGTCTATGGCTCTCCAATTGAAAACGGTCGTGGCGGTATGATGCGCGAGGCAATGAATATTGATGCTCGGGGCCAGGCAACGCAAATTGTAGAGGATTACGCACTTATCCAGGCGAGGTATTAAATGCGGGTTACTCAGTTTCAGACAAATTTCTCGGTCGGGGAACTGGATCCTTTGCTGCGCGCCAGGACTGACTTGCAGCAATATCAAAACGCGCTCGAGGAAGCGACTAATGTTTTGGTGCAGCCCCAGGGCGGCATAAGGCGCAGGGATGGCCTAGAGTTTATTTATAACTTTGACGCATCATTCACTGATTTTAAATTAGTGCCTTTTGAGTTTAGCGTTGCCGATAGCTATATGTTGGTTTTTGTGGTTGGGCGTATTTATGTTTTTAAAGATGGTGAGTTGCAAGCAAACATAAATGGCACTGGAAACCCATATATTGCGGCAGCATCGATTACGGCGGCAATGCTTGATGAGCTTGAATATACTCAAGCGGTAGATACTCTAATTCTTTGCCATGAAGATCTGCAAACAAAACGGCTTGTAAGAAACACAGATACATCTTGGACGCTCGAAAACTTACCTCTCAGCAATATTCCTCAATATGCTTATGCTTTTGATACGCACCAGCCTAACTTCGACATTACGCCCAGCGCGACTGAGGGCAATGTAACTATTACGGCATCAAGCGTAACTACTGACACCGGCACAGCCCAGGCTGGCGGCAGTGATACCATCACCTTGAAATCATCTTCCAGCTTTACATCTGATGATGATCCGAATGGAATGTTCATTACCTTAACGTCTGGAACAGGATCCGGGCAAACGCGGCACGTTGAGGACTATGTTGCATCCACAAAGGTTCTTACGGTCTATCCAGCATGGGATACTCAGCCTGATAACACTACGGCATATAAGGTTGAGGCTTATGCTCCATCAGCTGTTGGTGAATATCTCCAGGTTGTTAGCACTTTTGGTAGAGCCCGATATATCGAGTTTGTAAGCGCAACGGTTATGAAGGCTGTAGTCGAAGTTCCCTTTTTTGACACAAATGCGGTGGTTGCTGGTGATTGGGAAAGCGAGCATGGATATGAAGATGTATGGTCAAATACCAGGGGCTGGCCTCGATCGGCTACATTCCATGAAGGTCGGTTATATTTTGGTGGGTCTAAATCTAGGCCCAACACCATTTGGGGCTCTAGGGTAATTGATTACTTTAACTTTGATCCTGGCACTGGATTGGATGATGAAAGCGTTGAAGCTACAATTAACACAAATCAGCTTAACAATATTGTTAATGTTGTTGCTGGTGCGGATATGCGGATCTTTTCAACAGGTGGTGAGTTCGTTGTTATTCAATCTGAAGATACTCCGATTACGCCCAATAATTTTTTAATACGCCCACAAACGCGCCTGGGCTCGAAGCCAGGTGTGCCTATCGAGGATTTAAACGGGGCGTCAGTATTTGTTCAGCGCCAGGGTAAATCTCTCAATGCCATGCAATATGGCAGCGGTACTGCATCTTATCAGATCCAACAAATATCTGTGCTTTCTTCGCACTTAATTAAAAATCCGATTGACCTGGCAGCGCGTAGAACAACGTCTACTGATGAGGCGGATACATTGTTCGTTGTAAATGGCGATGATGGGTCAATGTCTGTGTATTCTATCCTGGTTGGACAGAATGTAATCGCGCCTAGTTCGTTTACAACGGACGGTGACTTTATTGCTGTGGCCGTGGAAATTGCAGATGTTTATGTAATTGTAAAACGTACAATTAGCGGCATTGTAAATTATATGTTAGAGAAATTTAACTCTAGCATTACTTTAGATAGCGCTACGCTTCGCACCAATATTACTCCGGGTGCGCCAGCAAATTCTATTAATATGGATCATCTAAGAGAAATTGGTCATGGCGATGGTAAGACTGTCTCAATCGTGCGCGATGGAGTTGTAGACCCGGATCAGGTAGTTCCTCAAAATGCCGCAACAATTACTTTTGTTTCTCCCGCTACATCTGATTTTCAAGTTGGGTTAAACTATACCGTCCAGGCCAAAACAATGCCGACTGAGCCAGTTCTGGCTTCTGGATCTGTCCAGGGCTTGAAAAAAAGAATTGTCCAGGTCGATGCTATTCTGAACGAAACTAAAGATCTTACTATTAACGGCAAGCAAATTTCCTTTAGAAATTTTGGCGAAAATGTCCTTGATAGCGCGGTGCAACCATTCACCGGAGTAAAAACTGCGCATGGCATTCTTGGCTATAGTGCAACTGGTCAGATCACAATCGGCCAAACTGTTCCTTTATCTATGACAGTTTTGGGTCTTGAATATAAATTAAGCGTGGGGTCTTGATATGGGACAAATAGCAGCATTCGCATCGGTTGCATCAACTGTTATTAGCGCAGCTGGCCAGATGGAAGCTGGAGCCGCCAGGCAAAGACAATATAATGCGCAAGCGGCCCAGGCGGAAATGCGTGGCAGATCTGAGGCAATCGCATACAAGCAGCAAAGCGCCAATGTTTTAAGAAACCTTAATGAAAACTTAGCTGCGGTTATTGCTCGAGCGGCGGCTGGCGGTGTTGATGCAACGTCTGGATCTGCGGCTGTTATTCAGCAATTTGCTATGTCTGAAGGTATTCGAGAAAAGAATACAGCGGCAGATAATGCACTGCTTGCTGAAGGTCAGGCCGCAACGCAAGCTCACCAATATCGGATGGCCGGTGAAAATGCTCGCCGGGCTGCAATGTATGGCGCGGCTGGAACAATCGCCACAGGTATTTATCGAGTTGGACAATTATAAATGGCTAGGCTTCCAAGATATCAAAGATTAGGCGTTAAGGCGAGACAGCCTCAAAGCATAGATTTTGCCGGGTTTAGAGAACAGGCAAATGTCGGAACGGCTATCTCCAGGTCTTTCGATCAAATGTCAGAGTTCTTATACAAGACAGCCGCTCAGGAGGCCGAGAAGCGCGGGGTCGAGCGTTTACGCACTGAGGGTGCGCAGCCTATTCTCGAAGCTATGCGGCAACAGGGCGGGCCTAGAGGCATAGAAGAGACAGCGGCATATGAGGCAGCTAATCGGGTGGCTGTTGCGGAAGTACAGAGCGAGGCCGAGCTAGAGATTACCAAGATCCTGGACACCGCTCAGATAAACAAAACATCCTTCTCCGCAGTACAGAGCCAGTTAAAAGACGTTACTGATGGTTTCCCGGCGGCGTTGTCGGATATTGATCCAGTATCTGCCGGTGTGTTGCGCGCCAGGCTTCAAGAAACTGCCGGTAAGGCAGAGATGCGTTACTCTAAGTTTTACGCTGGTGAGCAGTTAAAAAACCGTAAGATTAAGCAAAATGCAGTCAGCGCCAATGAGGCTGAGTTTATTATCGGAAACGCCACCGTTCCTGGCTACACAATAGATGAGATAGATCTTGATATTGCAAGCGCGGTTGAAACTCTCCAGGGTTTAGGAACAAAGCAAGAGCTTATAGATACCTGGGCTGACAATACCAGAAACAAAGCCATAAAAGAAAAATCGCTTTTTGAGTTTTATCAAAAGCCCCTTGATGAACAGCGTCAAACTATTGATAGCCTTCTTGAAGGTAAAGAAACTTTGCCTGGTATGGACTTTGAGTCTACTATTAGAATGGTAAATGGTTCATTGCGGCCAGAGTACAATAGAAATCTAGCTGTTGTAAAAGCGCAATCGGATTTAGTTGTCGATAATTCTGAAGAACAAACAGATATTTTAGAAAACGGTGGTCGGTTATCTCAAGAAGTTTTGGCAAGTATGTCAGCGAGCGCTTCAGATGTTGCTGAATTTGATGGCGGTGTAGCAAAAAAAGCAGTTGATGACTTAGTTGCAGCCGATCAGTTTTATTCTGAATTGCGCAATTTACCATTAAGTGGTGTTGAGCAAAGGGTTCTTGAACTGCAAGCTGGCATTAAAGGCGCTGGCGGCGAAGGTAGAGATACTGCTATAGAGCAAACATATTATGAGAGGGCGACTAAGTTCCTTGATAATATGGAAAAGGGCATCAAAGAGGATCCTATGGGGTATGCCGAGCGTGTAGGACTTATTGAACGCGCTCCGATAATTTCCCTGGATGAAAATGAACCCATCCAAATAAATGAGCAAGCCCTACAAGCAAGAGTTCTCGACGCTAAAAGAGTAGCTAGTGAATACGGACTGCCAGTGCCTAGCTTGCTATTTGCCAATGAAGCGCGAGAAATTGCTGTGATGCTAGACGTTGTTGATGGCCAGGCAAAGCTTGATATCCTGGGGGCGCTATCAAGTTTTGATGCAGCGGCTGGTCAGGTACTTACACAAATTGCTGATTATAGCCCGGAAATGGCAATGGTCGGTGCTTTAGTTAATCAGGGATCAACAGAGGCGGCGCGTATAGCTGTGTCTGGTTTAGATAGACTAAAGACCGGGGAAAAGCCTGTTGAGTTTACACCAACAAATACTGAGCCTGTTGTTCAAGATTTATTCCAAAGAGCGATTACAACACCTAAAATGTCGCAAGCTATTAAGGGTGTTGCCAAAGCAATCTATGCAGAACTGTCAGTTTCCAAAGGTTTAGATCAGTTTGACCAGGACACTTATGTAGAAGCCTTACAAATGGCGGCTGGGCAAACAGTTAAAAAAGGCGAGGTGCGCGGTGGTATCCAGGAAATTAGAGGTGTTCAAACATTTATTGATCCAGCACTTACTGCCGATCAAACTGAAAAAATGCTTAATGAATTAACTCCGGCCCTTGTTGCGAGCGTTACCGGGCAAACTATGACTGATGCCTTAGTTGAGCAAATAAAAGAAAATGATGAATATCATCTGCGCAATGTGGGCGGTGATAAATATGCAATTTTCTATGGCAAGACGGGCGAGGTTTCTGTTGCCGATAAAGAAGGAACTCCAATTATTTTAAGCATGAGCGAGTTTAGAGATGCTGTTGCTCAAGGGTTGCCAAGGCCTGATGTTCCCAAAACTCGTGACGAAATTATTGACCAAGCACCCAAATTATATGGAATGTATACAAGCTCGCGGTATGATAGAGACGCCCCATTTGACCCGGCGTCATATGGAATAACACCAGACACTCCCTTTACCGAAGAAGCCGATATCCCACCAGTTGAGCTAGGCAAAGATCAACAATTCTTAACTGATCCAATGCAGACTACCGGCGGCGTTGCGCTTGAGAAATTTAGCCGAATGGAATTAAGAGAAAACATGCAGCAAATCGCCAAAGAAACCGGCGCGAACAGAAAGAGCAAA